CGTAGTGTAGATTATATAGGAAGCCTTGAAAAAAGGCGTGATGCAAAAAGTGCACGTTCTGGACTTCCTAGTATTTTAGGTCGTCGGCAAGCCGATCCAGATAGTAATTATTTAAAGAGAGAAGCGTTTGCCAAATCAGAAAAGAAGAAGAGAAAAGAAAAAGCATACGCTAGAGCAGCCGCAAGAAAATAAATTTTTGAAATACCCAACAAGAACTACCCATACTTAAAGCAGTAATATGAAATACGGAAAACGCAAAGCATGTCCCATGGGTAAAACTATGAAAAAGAAAGGAAGACGTTAATGGCGGGATACGGAAAGAAGCCTAAAAAAGGCGGTAAAAGAACATCTACTAGAAGGGGTTACTGATGCCAAAGGGTAAGAAGAAATCTTGTGGCTGCACAAGCTGTATGGGAAGGAGAAGAGTTCGATAATGGCAATGAACGTAAAGCACTATCGTAAGGATGGAACGGAACACAAGGGTGGTATGCACAAGATGTCCAATGGGAAGCTTCACTCTGGAAAGACGCATAGCAAATCTTCCGTTAGATTGTATCACTATGGTGATCTGTCCAATGCCTCAAAGAACAAAGCTAGAAAGTCCTGGAACGTATAATGCCTAAAGACGCTTGTTACAGAAAGGTTAAAGCTAGGTACAAGGTGTTCCCATCTGCGTATGCAAGTGGGGCGATCGCCAAATGCCGCAAGGTAGGTGCCGCCAATTGGGGCAAGCGTAAGAAGACCAAGTAATGGCTGTACGGAAGACAAAGTCAGGTGCTGCTCTCAAGCGGTGGTTCAAGGAGAAGTGGGTAGATGTACGCACTGGAAAGCCTTGTGGTCGCCGTAAAGGGGAGAAACGTGGCACCCCATATTGTCGTCCATCCAAGCGTGTAAGTAGCCGTACCCCGGTAACATCAGGCGAGATGACAGCATCTCAGAAACGATCAAGAATAGCTCAGAAGAAGAAACTAGGTCAACCAGCAGGTAGACCAAGAAGAGTAAAGGCAGTACGACGTGGCAATAAATAAGAAAAACATGAAGTGTAATGTTCCCCGCAGGCAAGTGTCTGGTGGGAAGAAGTTCGTTGTGAAAGCCTGTCAAGGTGGCAAGGAAAAGATAGTACGCTTTGGTGATGCCAACATGTCCATCAAGAAGAGTAACCCAGCCAGAAAGAGAAGCTACTGTGCTAGATCTGGCGGGATAAAAGGTAAGAAAAACAAACTATCAGCTAACTACTGGAGCCGCCGGGCTTGGAACTGCTAATGGCAAGATACGATACATATGGTCAACAGGATGACCGAATAGCTGAAGAGTTCGACACTGGGTTTGTTGGATTTAACAACCGACTGCGTCCCGACCAGCTTCAGTCTGGGTTTTTGAGGGAATCCAATAATGGAAGATTGGGTATAAATGGAGAGTGGCAAACCAGGAAGCCCATAAACTTCCTAGCATCTCCATTCCAACCAGCTCCATTAAAAGTGGGTTCTACTCGACTGCATGATGGAGCATGGCCTTCTATTTCTGGAACTCCCTCTATTAGCAGTAGCACAGTGACAATATCTTTTGCTACCAATGCGTTTCCTTACGAGGGTCAAGCGGCTGCAAATTGGGTTGGCCAAGTAGTCAACCTTACTGGATTTGCGGGAACCAATGCAATAGGTACTAGCATTCCTATAGACGGAAACTATGCTATAGCATCTGCTCCAGCCAATGACAGAATAACAGTGGTTATTACTGGACTAACGAATATATCTACAGTGGGTACTGTTAGAGGTCCATTCCTTGATGATTCCGCTATCAATGACATTGAAGATGCGATAGAATACAGCGATCCAAATAACAATTCGGAAAGTTATGTATTGTGCGTCGGAACTAATAAGGCATCTGTTGTGAAAACATCAGATAGCTCAACTATAGATATTGACTACCCAGGCGGATTAGATGCAGCCGGAGGACAAGCATTACAGGCATTCAACAAGGTATTCATCTTTAGAGAAGGTAAGATAGCCTTAGAATGGGATGGCATACTAACCGGAACTCCCGAATTTACCAGAGTAGCAAACGGATCTTTTACAGAACCCTCAGACATCATAGTACCTGCTGGTAGTTTTCAGATAGTAAACCAGCTAGCAACGGTAGTATCCGAGACTGGATCACTTAGCCAGGGTACTTCCATATTTATAAAAAATGGGGTAAATGCAGATATTACAGACCCTGATGAAACTGGGTATGACATTAGTGGGTCTGGACTAAGACAACCTGTTCCAAGGGATGATGGCAGCCTTGACTTTGAGTTCTCTGTAAAAGAAGTTTTTGTTACAGATACTAGTCCTACGGCTATTTCTACAAATAGTCTTAGTACAACACCCGGAACAGGGTCTTTTACTGGGTACAACAAAGCCACGTTTACTACATCATCAGGACACGATCTAAAGGTTGGAGATCCAATAGAAATATACGACTATCATGCTTCAGTTGATGGAAACAGGATAGTAGCCGAAGTGGGAAGCACCACAACATTCTCAATTTATATATCTGGAACATTGAGTGGTCAATCAGGGGGAACGAATCGGGAAGTAGGACTTAAAAAAGGTTTTACGTTCTCAGTACCTGTTGAATGTACAGATGGAAGGAAAACATCAAAGGATACACTGACGGCTACTCCCACCTTCTTAGAAAAAGCATCAGAAGGTGCCGGGTATACGCACATGCCAGCTCCTCCATTTGGCACATACCACCAAAAAAGAATTGTAGTTCCCTATGAATATGACATGGATGAGAACACTAGCGGTACAACCATTACCGATAGGAACATACATGACGAGATTATATTTTCTCAGATACTGGATAGCGACACCTACGATTATATGTTTGGCCAGTTTAGGCTAAATGCAGGAACCTCCGACTTCACCGTGGGGCTTCACTCTTTTTCCGAAGATAAGCTAGTTGTATTTAACCGAAACAGCATACATCTGATCAGTAATAGTCTTTTATTAAAACAGGCAAGAAGCACATTGATTACAGATGAGGTGGGTTGTTTGGCTAGAAAAACAATCATTCAAGTAGCTAACAATCTCATATTCTTGTCTGACAATGGTGTTTATGGTGTAGACTTTCAGGATTTGTACAACTTGCGTGGAAGGGATCTTCCACTATCTGCAACCATTGAAGCAACCATTGAAAACATAAACAAAGATTATGCAGAGAATGCTGTAGCTGTATACTTCGATAACAGATATTTCATAGCTCTTCCAACTGGAAGCTCAACAACAAACAACACACTTCTCATTTACAATTTTATAAACAAGAACTGGGAATCCGTAGATTCTGTAAATGACTCAGCCTGGGATTTTACGCACCTCACTGTGGCAGGAAAGGGTCAAGATAGAGGAGTTTATGCAACTAACAGAACCGGAGGTGTACATAAAATCGAAGGCGGCACAGGAGGCAACGATGTATACGTTGTTCAAGTGGGAGCAGTTGCCAAATCCGCCGCGGTTGTGTCGTCGGCGGTAACCAGGATGTTCACTCTTAAATCCATAGATAGAAAGAAATGGAACAACTTTGAACTGCACATAGAATCTGAGGCAGGACTTGCTAGCAATGGCAACCTATCTATCGAGACAGAAAACGTAGATAGCAACATAGACCTTGGAACACTTGCAAGTTTTAATAACGGCAGTCAATTAACAGCCGGAGAAGACTATTCAATTAGAGGAAGAATCGGAAACAGAAGAGCATACGGATTACAATTTACACTAGATACCACTTTTGGAAGACCAAAATTTAGATCCCTGAAAGTAGCAGGAGCAAGAACTTTTAGAAACCCAGCAACAGCAGAATAATGGCTATATTAAGCAAAGGAACAACTTACGCCGACGGCGATCAAATAACATCAACGAACCTAAATGCACTTGTTGATAGTGCTACGTTCGCGGCTGGAGCAGTCGAATCCGGGGGAGGGTTACAGCTCAACGGAAGTGGTCAACTCAAAGTCGCCGGAAACGTAGACATCGGAACATCGAATCTAACAGCGACTGGATCAATTAGCCTTGGTGCCACCACCTTCAACGACAACAACATTACGAATGTTGGATCTATTGCCGTAGACACCATCATAGCAGATAATACAGATGTTACTATTGATGCTGCTGGAGATATTACATTAGACGCTGGAGGTGCAGACATCCTACTGAAAGATGATGGAACTCAATTTGGTAGACTTGCAAACAGCAGTAGCAATTTGGTCGTGGCTGCTTCTGTTGACGATAAAGACATTTTGTTTCAAGGTAGCGAGGGCGGATCAACGATTACCGCACTTACGCTTGATATGTCAGCCGCTGGAGCTGCTACGTTTAACGATAAGATTACTGCTGTAGGAACCTCAGT